TGACCTTCAGCGAATGGGTTAGCAACCATACCATAACGAGTCTTGAACCCGATTTTTGGCTGGAAGCTGTTCTCGCCAACCGCACGAACCATTTGCAACGGAACGTATGGGCAGTAGAACAAACCTGCGTCAAAAGAAGAAGTACCTTTGTAGCCAACAACCATATAGTTGCCGCCAGCAAATGGATCAACATAAACGCGGAACCGACCGTTAAGAACACCGGCAAAAGTATTGCCTGTATCATCAACTGAAAGTGCATTGCCGTTAAGAGCAGGAGCGTAATCAAGAACACCGGCCATTTGCAACGCTGAAGCTACGTCAGAAGAACAGATAACGATGTTACCTTTACCACGACGAGTTCCTTTCGCAATCGCATTGGCTTCTTGTTCGATTTGGAACATCAAACCTTTGAACTTTTCAACTGACCAACGACCATTTGCATCGACGTCAAGATCGAACACGCCTGGAGCTGCAGTGTTAGTAGCACCAGTTTCTGCAGTCAGGTAAATTGTACGAACAACTTCACGGTTGATTTCAGTCAAGATTTCAGATTGAAGAATGTTAGCCAGTTCAGATTCAGCGTCAAGACCATGAACAGCACGCAGATCTTGTGCAAGTTCAGTGGTGTATTCAGCCTTCAGGGCACGAGTCTTAGCAGAAACAGTTACTTTCTCAATAGAGAATGCCATTTCAGCATAGTTTGAACCGCCGCCGTCACCAAGTGCTTCAGAAGCAGAAGTTGTCATACCTGTGCCAGTTGAAAACAATGAGGTGTTAGCAACATCAGATACAGGGAAAGAACCTGTATGTGTACCAGTACCGGCATAGTCAGTATCAGCTTCGTTGTAGAAAGCTTCGGCACCGGCCTGTGAAGTATAACGTGAACGCATTGCGAAAATAAGTCCGGTAGGACCAGTCATTGGCTGAACGCCGCAGATATCGTATGCAATCAGGTTAGGAACTGCACGACGTACCAAAGAAATAAGTACGGGGTCATAACCAGCAGTTGGACCAGCTGCAGTAGCCAAGCCGCTGAAACCGTTTGTACCGGCAGCATTGCTTGGAGCTTCTGACAGAAGGGATGTCATGTTAGCAGAAAGATCGCCAGTTTCTTGCAGAGCGCGCTCTGTGTTCTCAAGAATAGTAGCAGTAACTGCTCTTTTGTGTGCATCAGTGATAGGTGAAAAAGATTCGTGCTCTAGAATTGGCGCCCACTTTTCCACAAGTCTTTGATAATTATTCATTATGGTCTATCTCCTTATTAATTAAAATAAAAACTATTTATAAAAACCAATTTTTAATTAATTATTCTTTTTTCTTGTGTTGAATGCCTCGACAAGAGCGTTAATAGAAGAGTAATCAGAAGCTGGTTTATATACTTCCTGTTCTTCTAGAATAATTTCGTCTTCTTCTGTATACTCTATCCTTGAAGCAGATATTTTACCATCTCCAAAGAAAGATTCTCTAATGACTTGAAGATTTTTGCTATAATGTTCCAAATCATCAATATCTAGTTTTTCTGAAAGGATTTTGAATCTTTCTTTTTGGTTATCTGAAAGACCTTCTGTCATTTCTTCAAAAACTTTTTCTGCATACATTGCAGAAATTTGTCTTTGCAATTCGATGTTTTTACTAACAACACCATTTGAGTTTTCTTCAAGATCGTAGATTTTCTGTTCCAGACCAGAAACGATATCAAGTGTTTCTTCTTCAACTTCGATGTTGTGTTCACTGAATAGATCCTTGAGACCATTCATCAGAGATTCTGCCATTTCAACCTTAATACCGGCTTCAACCGCGATGGCGTTTTCTTCCATCCACTCTCCGACAACATAGTCCAGATACATGTCTACGTTTTCGACAATTTCTGATATTCTTGTTCCAACTGCTTCAGAAAGCTCTTCTTCAAGTTTTTTCTCAAGCTCTTCCTTTAAAGATTCAGTTTTGGCAAAAACTTCCTCGTTAACAGCTGCTTCGAAAACAAGAGTCATTTTATTTTTAAAGTCTTCAGAAAGATCCATGCCTTCAAAAATGTCAGCAATAGAAGATTCAATAACTACTTCTTCTTCAGTTTCAACTTCCTCGGCAGTTGGAACGGGCTTAGGCGTACCACCTTGACCTGGAGTCTTAGTTGTGGTGCCTTTTGGCTCTTCTTTTTTCTTTCCTTTATGAGACGTATCTTCGCCGCCGGCTGGTGTTACTGGACCAGGAACAGATGAAATACCGTCGTCAGCAACGAATGCCTTTTTATCGTCTGCCATAATTATATCTCCTTTAATTGTTTTGATACTAACTTTTTTATAACTGTAAATCTATTTATTAAAAATTTAACCTCTCAAAGAACGAACAAACGTTTTAAACATTCTTGCCGCCGTTTCTTCATCAATCCTGCGTACTACACGATTAATCTTTTTTTCAACTTCTTCTACAATCTCTTCGATAACTTCTGTTGCTCTCCAAGATCCTGAAGCAATGTCGTAATAATATTCTCGATTTTCCATGATACCATTTACAAAAGCATTAGGAGCAGAAGGATCAGTTACAATGTCGACAGTTGATAGATGAAAATCATTCTGTACTTCCATTATACCGTTTCTTTCTTTAACTGAACCTAAACCTCTAGTTGACACACCGATCTTGATACCTTCGTCAAGTAACGATTTTACAATTTCACCCATAGGTGTGCCAAGAATCTTTGCCTTACCATAAAAATCATTACCTTCGCGCTTCATACTTGTAATAAGATGAGAAACACGATCACCATTAATTGACGGGCCATCAGGATGACCAAGTTCACCTAGAGCTCTCTTAGGTTCTATGAATTCTTTTTGGTAACGATTCATTTCCTTTTCAAGAGTTTGGCATGGGTAAATACGGCCATTGCGATTTTTAACATCGCCTTGCATAAAGATACCTTCGATGAAATAAGACTTCTTGCCGGTATCAGCGTTGGCTTCGGTAATTACCTCGCAACTTTCATTAACTTCCGTAATAAGCTTCATATTTTTACCCTATTATTTTTAATTATTTATAAAACTTTAAGTTCTTATTGCAACTGGGGTACAACTCAGTGTCGTTGTACCAGCAATAGTATCTGCGGGTTGTTTTACGATGAATTCAACACCACCTGCAGGAATCGTAAAAGTACCGCTATAACTTAATTCTGTATTCGCTGAGGTTATCGTAACGTTAGAAGCTGCTTCTGCATACACTCTTACAACTGTAGAATCACTTACAGTATTTGCTGTTGTGAAGGTAATTGCATTTCCTCTTACTTTGATGATCATTACACTACCTCTCTAGCAAATGCTAAAATTTCTTCAAATCCCTTTTTATCTTTCATGATATTCATTTCCATTTCTTTACTATTCTTATCACTTAGCGTTTTCATCATGTCGTTAAGAACCTTTGCATCTTTCATGTCAAGCTTTACGGTCTCGCCGCTTTTTAATTTAAGGTTGCTTGCTTTAAAAGTTGCTTCTTCTAATTCTGTTTCTTCACCATAATATCCGGCCGCCATATCGTCGCCATAAGAATCTTGATCATAGCTCATCATGCGCTTATCACCTTCTATATAAGAATGTAAACTTTGCATATTCATGAAAGCAGCAGCCAATTTATTCTGCCACCATTCTTCTGGATCCAAATCGTCAATAGCCAAGTATTCTAAAATTTCGTCTGCAGCATATCCAATAAAATGCAACTGTCTCATCATCATTGGGATTTCTTCATCAGGATCTTCACTGATATTTTCTGCATCTTCGTTTACTACTTTATCGAGTAAACCTTTAAATGAAATACCTTCTTTTTTGACTTTCTTATCTGATTTAGCACCAAACTCAGATTCCTCATCAATATTACGAGGCATTTTAAACGGCTTATTTTTTACAGCATATGCTTTATCATAAGACGTGTCACCTTTCTGGTCAGAAGGACGAGGTTTGCGAGTAACACCTTCAATTTCACCAGTGAATTGAGAATCAAGGGCAACAGGATGCCTGATCAGCTCGATTGTATGCTGATCTTTGAATCTTTTTTCTTCGGCGGATTTTGGTTGAGCCACCTCTGAAAGAATGTCTTTAAAATTTTTCATTGATAAATCCTTTCTATTTGATGTTAATCATTATCTATTTATTAAAATAAAAATTTATTATTTTACGTCTCGGTTGAGGATAGAGCCGAGCTAGTGACTACAGTTGAAACTTCACTAATAATCTCTGATTCAAGTGCCGATGTGATATCGATATTTATCACAATAGCATCCCAACATAATGAGGCTTCGTTCCACTCGTAGTATTCGTCAGCTTCGAGTATATCTCCTCCTCCGCGGGTAGGCATGGGAATTGGAGGAACCCACTGACATGT